TTATAAATAACATAGAATAACACATAGTAAGTGTGTTATCATTAAAATGAAGAAAGCAACAACAAGAGACATATAAAACTCTCCTAATAATAACGATTACATAGGCTGTTTTCGTATGAATACAGTCTTGTAATCGTTATTGTGCATAAAAAATGTCACTATATTTGAACAATGTTACAAATTGTACAAATAACATTGAAAACAGTTGTATTATTATGTATAATATGTAATTGAGGTGATATTATATGTCGAGAAAAGTAGAATTTTTTGTGTTGACTTTTGCTCCAAAAGATAAAAATGACAAAAATATTTATAGTGGAAATTTCAAAAACTTTTTCGAAAAAATAGAAGAAATTTTTGCTATGGCAGATAAGTCAAAAATATTGTACCGAGATATTGGTGGTAAAAAGATTACAATTTCACGATTTTTGAGAAACGACAGCAATTATTTTCTTATACCATTTGGTAAACTAAAAGAGGGTAAAACCTATACACAAAAAGATGATATATTCACGGAATTAAACACGGAACTGTTTGAAGTGTCTTCTATGGTTTTCAACATAACGAATAATGTTGCCATAATAACTAAGAATAAAATGGGACCTAACTTTACATTGATTGAAGAATATCTAAACAGTTTTATACCTGCTGATTTCGATTATGAAATCAAAATTATACCTTTATTTGAAGATAATGGTTTAAGTAAATTAAAGAATGCAAAGTACGTAAAAAGTATTATCATAGAATTACGCATTAGCGATGCAGTTAAGTCTCTGTATGCAAATAGATTCAGATCACAAAAAGGACATATAAATTCTTTTATAGCATATTCTGCTAATGATATTAAATCGGAAAGCATTAAACTAGAACTTGGATTTAATTATGCAAAAAAGAAGGATTCTCTTGATATAGATTGTGTTTATCAATTGATTGAAGATTTGAAGTTAAATCCAGATATAATCAAACAAATCAGATTAAAATATGTAACGCCTCAAGGTGATAATGACTATGCTGAACTTAAAGATAGTAATATTATAGTTAGCCACACTTTTGGTATTCGAGACAATTTTTTGCCTTCTGAATATCTTTTAAATAGCTGTAATGAAGCTTTTGAAGGTAAGGTTAATAAGTATAGAAAACAGAGAATTTCCATACAAGCTGCTGAAATATCAATGCCCACTGAATTAAGAGAGCTGTGTTTGGATTGGAATCCGGAAGAATATTATGACAATTAGTGGTAGTATGAAATCGTAGGAGGTGAAATATATGAATAAGATTAAATCATCATTAAGCGATTTTAAAATAGAATTCTTTATATTATTGATATCCATTGCTTTCTTTATTGTGGGGGTAATAATTTATAATAATAGTTTTGTTGATATAAAAATTACTCTTGATAATTTAGCAGTTAAAATCTTTCCTAATGACAGGTTAAATATGATAGCGACTATACTTACTATTACCACTGGTTTTTATTTAACAATCGCAACGGTAGTGTCTGTATCGGTTATAAATGTCAGTAGGGCAATACTTGAATCACAGTCAGATAAGCCTATTATAACGCTAATAATGTTAGGCATTATAGAAAACATTGTTTGCATTATTCTTTGTACCTGGCTAATTGGTGACGATGAAATTAAAAATATATTTGTTTCTTTTTGGCTTTCTATTGTAATATTGATGTCTTTGGTTACATTTGCAAAATTCATTAACTTTGTTCGTCATTTGTTAATCGAAAATATGAAACAAATGCAGAAGGATTTTCAAGTTGAAGATGAAAAAGAAAATGAATTGTTTTCACTTTTAGAAAACATAGAAAAAAATACTAGAGTTAAATAAAATTGTTATTTACAGACCGCTCTCGTTTGAGGGCGGTTTTGTGTTAGTGTGAAAGGCGGTGATACCGTGAAAGACAAATTAAATGCAAGACAGAGGAAGTTTGCGGAATATTATGCGCAGAGCGGTAACACCGTTCAGAGTGCGATACAGGCAGGATATTCAGAAAATTACGCAAACGCAAGAGCGTATGAATTGTTGGAGAATGTTGGAGTTTCAAAATACATCAAGGAGCTTTCCGATAAGCTCAAGGATGAGCGCATTATGAGTGCAAAGGACAGACAGGTTGCTTTGTCCGACATTGCAAGGAATGACGGGCAGGACACCTCCGACAGAATCAGGGCGATTGACACGCTCAACAAGATGACGGGTGAATACACCGTTAAGGTTGATGCGAAAGTTGAGCAGTCCGAAAAGCTATCCGATGTGTTCAGACAGTTGGGCGGTGAGGGGCTGAGTGAGTAACAAATTTCCGCTGTCACAAAAGTATATCGACTTTATCAACACAACAAATGTGTCGGCTGAATTTCTTGAAGGCACTACAGCCTCAGGAAAAACAACAGTCGGAGCAGGCGTTAAGTTTATGCGAATGGTGTCGCAGTCGCCGAAGAAGCTTCACGCAATTGCCGCCAAAACTACTGGCAAGGCTGAGGAAACTATAATTCAACAGGACAACGGTATTCTCGACTTGCACCGCAACGCTGTCTATTGTGGTAACGGCGACAAGGATTACAAGCTGCCGCATATCAAGTTTGAGGGCAAAATTATCTATATTCTCGGCTACAGCAGTCGAGATAAATGGGAAATGGTTCTCGGTGCGCAGTTTGGGTGCGTTTATATTGACGAAATCAACACCGCCGATATCGAGTTTATCCGAGAGATGTCAACCCGTAATGACTATATGCTTGCAACGCTGAATCCCGATGATCCGAGCCTGCCTGTGTATAAGGAGTTTGTCAACCGCTCCCGTCCTTTTAAAAAATATGAAAACGATGTTCCCCCCGAGATTACGGCGGAGCTTACCGAAGAACCTGTACCGAATTGGCGGTATTGGTTCTTTTCTTTTGCCGACAATTTAAGTCTTACACCCGAACAGATTGAAAAGAAAAAGAACTCTGCACCGAAAGGTACAAAGCTCTATAAAAATAAAATTTTAGGTTTGCGAGGCAGAGCAACAGGTCTTGTGTTCCCGAATTTTGAGAGGGCAAGACATATCAAATCAAAAGAGTGGGCAGGAAAGTTTTTGAACTGTAACCGCAAGTCAGAACACTTTGTTCAGTTCACCGCAGGTCTTGATACCGCCTATTCGCAGAAGTCGCCTGACACTATCGCAATGACATTTTACGGCATTACCAATCACGGCAAGTGTGTTCAGCTTGATGAAAGAGTTTATAACAACGCTGAAATGCAAACACCTATTGCCCCGAGTGACACGGTGAAGAATTTTATTGATTTTCTTGACCGCAACCGTGATGAATGGGGCTTTGCACGCACGGCTTTTATTGACAGCGCCGACCAAGCGACTATTACCGAATTTCAAAAGTATAAGCGACAGCACGGCTGTGTTTATGACTTTGCAAATGCATGGAAGAAAACGAAGATTATCGACCGAATCAATCTTGTACTCGGATGGCTTGCCACTGACTGTTATTTTGTGCTTGACCATTGCAAAAACACGATTGCCGAGTTTGAAATTTACAGCTGGCGAGAGGATAAAGACAACACACCCGAGGACGGTCACGACCATTGCATTAACAGCGGTCAATATGCGTGGTTGCCGTTTAAAAATATTATTGGAAGTGAAATAAATGGGGCTGATTAACAGAATGGCTGAATCTATCAGATCGGGAATTAAAAACTTTTTGCAGATTACTCCTGCAAGCGACAAAACAATTACCGTCACCGAAACAAGCAATCATCTGACCGAGTGCTTTATCAATCGCATTTGGTATTGGGGCAACAGCAGACAGCTTGCGGAGCTGTACAGGCAGATTGATACAAACAAAACTATGTTTTGGGCGGCAAAAAGCACAAAGGGGCTTGAAATCCGTAAAATACACACGGGTTTGCCGGCACTCATCTGCGAAACGCTTGTGAATATCGTAATTGCCGACTACAACGGCACAGATGTTACAAGCAAAAATTCAACCGCTTATGCTGAGCGTTGGGAAGACATTGAAAAGCAGAACAAATTGTCCGACACGGTTAAGCAAATGCTCCGGGACCTATGTGTTGTCGGTGATGGTGCTTTTAAGGTCAGCTTTGACACGGCTGTATCAGATGTTCCGATTGTTGAATGGTATCCTGCCGAAAACATCGACTTTACATATGTGCGTGGCAGAATCCGAGAGGTTAAGTTTTACACCGATTACACGCAAAAACACCGCCGTTACCGTTTTGAAGAAACATACGGTTACGGCTATATTCACTATGCTTTGTATGATGACAACGGCAAAGAGATTGACCTGCACACGGTTGACGCTCTTTCGTGGATTGATTCAAAGGGCGTTACATTTGACGAATCATATATGTGGGCTGTACCTGTCCTTTACGGCAAATCGTGCCACAAGGGCAGAGGTGCGGGCATTATCGGCATAAAAACAGACGCTTTCGACAGCCTTGATGAAGTGTGGTCACAGTGGATGGACGCACTTAGAGCCTGCCGAACAAAGCAGTATGTGCCTGATTGCCTTGTTCCGAGAAATCCCGAAACCTGTCAGCCGATGTCGCCAAATCCGTTTGACAACCGATTTATCACCGTGGGCAACGATATGTCCGAAAACGGCAACGGCAACAGGATTTACGCCGAAAGTCCGCAGATTCAGCACGAAAGCTATTTGAGTTCATACATTACTGCCCTCGACCTCTGCTTACAGGGCATTATATCGCCGTCAACTCTCGGCATTGATACGAAGAAGCTTGATAATGCAGACGCTCAGCGTGAAAAGGAAAAGACAACCCTTTACACAAGGCAAAACCTTGTGAAAATTACGCAGAACGCTTTACAGAGCCTTGTTCTTGCCGTACTTAATGCCGACAGTGAGCTTAACGGCAAGGGAATTGTTGACGGAATAGAGGTGTCCGTAAACTTCGGCGAATATGCAAATCCGAGCTTTGAAAGTCAGGTTGAAACCGTGTCAAAAGCAAGACAGGGCGGTTTGATGTCAGTTGAAACCTCGGTTGATGAGCTTTACGGCGACAGCAAGTCGGAGGATTGGAAAGCCGAAGAGGTGCAGAGAATTAAGGAAGAACAGGGCATTGCAGGCGAAGAAGAAAAATCGGAGCTTGACGATGTGGACCTTACCGACACAGAAGAACCTGACAATAACGCAGATGATGAAGAAAATGCGGAAAATAATGCAGAAAAAACCGAAAGCAATCCCGAACAGAATGATACACAGGTAAACAATGAGTGATTACAATATCAGAGAAGCCTTTGAAAAAATCGAAGATGAACTGATTGACAGCATGATGAGAAATTTCAGCCGCCACAGAGCAGAGGAAACCAAAGAGGGTTACAACTGGACACAATGGCAGGCTGAACAGCTCAAAAGTCTTGAAGGGTACCGTAAGCACAACGCAAAGAAATTCGGCAAGCGTTTCAAAACCATTAACAGCAAGGTTGAAGAGATGATTCGCACCGCCAAAGCTGACGGAAATGCAAGTCAGGAGGCAGAAATTCTTGAAGCTGTCAAGGACGGCTTCAAAGCTCCAAAAAAGCCGTCAGAACACAGCACAGCCGAGTTTTTTAAGGTGAATGACCGTAAACTTGACGCACTCATAAAATCGACCACAGACGATTTAAAGAGGGCAGAAACGGCAGTTTTGCGTATGAGCAACGACAAGTACCGCAAGGCGATTTTTAACGCACAGGTTGCAATGAACACGGGTGCGGTTACATACGAAAAAGCCGTTGACATCGCCTGCAAGGATATGCTCAACGCAGGTCTTAATTGTGTGGAATACAAAAACGGTGCAAGGCATACGCTCTCGGATTATGCGGATATGGCGGTTAAAACAGCCAACAAAAGAGCCTATCTGCGTGGTGAGGGCGAAAAGCGAGCCGAATGGGGAGTATCCCTCGTTGTTGTGAACTCAAGACAGGGCGGTTGCCCCGATTGTGCAAAATATATCGGCAAAGTGTTTATTGACGATGTGTATTCAAACGGCAAAAAGTCAGACGGAAACTATCCGCTTCTCTCAACCGCAATCAAGAACGGTTTGTTTCATCCGAGATGTAAGGACAGCACAAGTACATATTATCCCAAACTTGATGATTTGGACGCACCGTTGTCTGAAGATGAAATCAAAGAGCTTGACCGTCAGCGAGGAATTAAGGAAAAACAGCAGTATGCACAGCGACAGGCAGAACTCTTTGACCGCCGTGCCGAATACAGCCTTGACGAGGACAATAAACAAATAGCCCAAACCCGAGCCGATGAGTGGCACGATAGGGCTGATATGCTTGAAGAAAAGGCGAAAAAAGCAGGGAATGTTAATAAAATCACCGCTGAATCTGTTGCAAAATCGGGTAAAAGTGGTATAATAAAAGAGAAAAGTAAAAAGCCTATTACTCCGATAACCGATAAAGCTATCAGTCGTATTCCTAAAGTTAATATTGAAGGTTATACAGAAGAGCAGTGTTTGAAAATTCAAAAACAACACAAGGAGCTTTTGAAATTTTCAAAAGAACAAAATGAAAATAAAGAAGTTGCCTTCGTGTTAAAAAATGATGTGTCCAAAATGATTACAGAGCCTATTAAAGGAACTGATGAAAAAATAGATTTTGGATCAGCACTTCAAGGCAAAGATTTATTTGTTATGCACAATCACCCGAGAAACAGCAGTTATTCTTTAAATGATATTATCGAATTTATTAAGAATGATAGTATAAAAACATTTACTATTGTGAAAAACGATGGCAACATTGAAGTATTAACAAAGTTGAAAGGATACGACAGGCTATCACTTTTAACAGAGTTACAACGAATGGGAAAAAAGAGGATAAAAACAGGTTCTGATAGTGAATACAGAAAGGTTATTGATAAATTTTTAAGTAAACATCAAGAAGGAGGTTTATTTGAATGGAAGAAATAAACAAATCTGTTTTAGATGGTTCTAACGAAGAAGCTTCAAAACGTCTTGACGAAATAATTAAAGAACTTGAAAAACAAAGAAACAAAAACTAACCGCTCCGTAAAAAGGGCGGTTTTGTTGTTTAACTTGCCGTAACAGAACTAAATACATCAAATCAGCACTTTGAGAAATCAGAGTGTTTTTTTATTATTAATCAAAGAAAGGTTTGATACTATGAGAAAAAGAATTTTAGCAATTGTACTTATGGTAGTTATGATTGCAACAATCGTACTGGTTACTGTGGGCTGTACCGAGGCAACGCAGGTATCGTACAATGTTTCGCAGGAAGCAGACAATTTCAATGTGATACGCAGGCTTACGGTTATTAACACAAGAACCGATAAGCCGTCATTTGAACTTGTTGCCGCTTTTTCATTACAGGTCGATAATGACGATAACCAAATTGAGGTTGTCTGCGAAACGGGCAAGGGTGAATACAAAAAGCATATCATAGGTCTTAATGATGAAACTATGTATGTTGTAGAGGACATAAGCGGTGCAGAAGTGGACAAATATCGTTATGAAATTAACTTCCTGCCTAAACAGATTTTGCCGATTACATTTAAGAGTAAAGATTAACAGTTAAACCCGTCGATTTCGACCGGTTTAGAAAGGTGGTGACAGAATGAAAATCAGAGTAACAACAGCATTTAATGACAGGCAGAACGGTTATGTAACCCGACCTGTGAATGAAGTTTTTGAATGTTCCGAGCAGAGAGCAAAGGAACTCATTGACGGCGGTTTTGCAGAAGAGGTCAAGTCTGACGCTCCCAAAAAGCCGAGAGCAAAGAAAACAGAATCAGCAGATTAAGCACTTTACGAATATGTAAGGTGCTTTTTTATTGTCCGAAGACATTAAACTACGGGAGACACCGTGCAAAACTGAAACAGAGAGACACTCTATAAACTGATTACGGGAGACACCCGAAAAACTGAAAGGATATGAAAAAAATGGCAGAACCAAATCCAACACCAAATCCAAACAATAATCCGCCTGAACCGCAGAACAATAATCAGCAGACACCGAGCTTTGATTATGACAAGCTCGCAAGCCTTATTACAGGCAAACAGAGCGTGACAGAGGACACCGTTTTGAAGTCATATTTTAAGGAGCAGGGATTGTCAGCCGATGAGATGAAAGAGGCTATCGGTGCTTTTAAAAAGCAGAAAGCCAAGAACACTCCCGACTTTGCAAAAATGCAGTCGGAAGTTGAATCGGCAAACAACGCAAAGCTTATGGCAGAAGTCAACCAATCGGCAACCCTCGAAGCCATAAAACAGGGCGTTGACATTGCAACCGTTCCGTATGTGCTTAAAATTGCAGACTTTTCAAAGGCTGTGACAGACGGCAAGGTCAACGCGGAAAAGCTGACAGAGGCTGTTAAAAAGGTGCTTGACGATATCCCCGCACTCAAGGGCAAACCTGCCGAGAACGGCACAGGAGTTAAGAAAATCGGCGGTGACGGCAACGGTACATCGGACGGCACAAAACCAAAGGTTAATGTTCCTACCAAAAAATGGAACAGATTTAATATTTAACTAAAGAAAGGATTGAAAAATTATGGCAAACACAAATAACTATGCTGAGCAGTTCAGCCCTGACCTGCTCGAAATTCTTGTTCAGGGTACACTTACATCACCGTTCATCACTTCAAATGTAAAGTGGGTTGGTGCAAGAACATTCCACTTCACACAGATGAGTACATCAGGCTTTAAGAACCACAATCGCAACGGCGGTTGGAACAAAGGCAAGTATGTTCAGACTGATGTTCCTTTCACTTGCGAGCATGACAGAGATATTGAGTTTCTTGTGGATAAGGCAGATGTTGACGAAACTAACGCAACCGCAAAGGTTGAGAATATTTCAAAGGTGTTTGAGCAGACACAGGTTGCTCCCGAAACGGACGCACTTTTCTTCTCAAAGGTTGCAACAAAGGCTCAGGCAACAGACGGTTATCATTCGGCTACCAAGTCAACCGACTGGACAAAAGCAAACGCTTACTCAAAGCTCAAAACAATTCTTTCTGCCGGCAAGCTCCGCAGATACAAGGCAAAAGGCACTCTTGTTGCCTATGTGACATCTCACATTATGGACTGCCTTGAACAGTCAACAGAGTTCACTCGTAAGATTGAGCTTACACAGATTGCAGAGGGCGGTATCGGCATTGAAACAAGAGTGACCGAGATTGACGGTTGCCCTATCATCGAGGTTATCGATGATGAGCGTTTCTACGATAACTTCAACTTTAACCCCGATGACGGCGGTTTTGAGCCTGCAACAGGTGCTCACAAAATCAATGTTCTTGTTGCCTGCGGTGAAACCTGCAAGACTGTTCCGAAGATTTCAAGCATTTACTTCTTTGCTCCCGGCTCACACACAGAGGGTGACGGCTGGCTCTATCAGAACCGTTCGCTTTCCGATACATTCGTATTCCCGAACGGCAAGGACGGCAAAATTGACAGTATTTATGCCGATGTTGACACAACGGCGGTTGCGTAATGTATGCCGATTACATTGAACATCAGGGCGGAGATGAAAACAGCATTATCTCTGCCGAACACATTGATGTTCTGACTTTTAACCGCATTAATTTTGAAAAGCTTTCGGAAATGCAGAAGAGAATCATCAGCAGAGTGCACAGCAGACTTACTGCTTTTGAAGAAGAAAATGCCGATATGATTTCTTCCTATCTGAAAAGCTATTCAATCAACGGCACATCAATGGAATTTGGCGCAAGCTGGAATTTAATGTGTATCAGCGGAGTGGCAATTCCTGCCGACCTCTATGCGTTGCTAAAATCAACAGGACTTTGTTATCCTGCAATCTGAAAGGTGCGTGAAAACCGTGAAATTTCCGTCACTTGTAAAAAAGCAGTTCTGCAAAACTCCTGTCGAGGTCACAATCTACGGTGAGGGTGTTACCGAAGACGGAGCACCCCTGACCGTGTTTGAATGCAAAAATCTGTATCCCTCCGACAGCTTGTACCCGTCAGCAACCCTGCACGGTGGCTCTGCCTTGTGTAATATGCAGTCAAAGGCAAAGACGGTCTTTACCAAAGAGCAGAAAATTGTTCAGGTGTCGGCTGTCTTGCTTTTTGACGGCGACATTGCCCCCGACAGCCCCACTTTAAGCGGTGGCTTTGTAATCCTTGACGGCGTAAAACGAAACATCGTACAGGGTACAAAACACCGCAACCCCGACGACAAAGTTAATTTTACGGAATTGGATGTGATTTAATGGGATTTTCAGTATCATCAAAAATCAAACTCAATATGCCTGTTTTAAAACAGCTTGATAGGGCAAAGCAACAGGCTCTTGAACAGACAGGTGACGCACTTCTTAAACAGGTGAAAAACACGCAGGTAATGCCGTTTGATACGGGTAATCTTCAAAACGAAAACACCTTTGAAGATTGTGCGCAGAGTTGGAACGGCACGGTTAAAATAGTGTCAAGCACTCCGTATGCAAGGCGGTTGTATTTTCATCCCGAGTATAATTTCAGCCGTAATGAAAACATTGCCGCCGGCGGTAAATGGTTCTCACCGTGGCTTGAGGGCGGTACACGGCAGAATTTTTGCAGTCGGGCATTTGTGAGATTATACAGAAAGGAAGCAGGACTTTGATTTACTTATCGGACATCAGAGATTGGCTCAAAAGCGTTACCTCAGCAGAGCATTATTACATTGGCAAGCTTGACAATAAGCAGGACAGGTCAATCGGTGTGTATTCATTAAAGCAGTCGGGAACACCCACAAGGGCAATCGGCGGTGAAAGTACCTACGATACAATAAGCGTGTCTTTGCTTATCCATTACACCGACAACGCAAGAGAAACCGAGGAGTTTGCACGCAGACTTTACGAAACGCTTTACGGCATTAAAAATGTTGAAATTAAGGAACACAAAATCTATATAATCGAACTGCTCACGGAAGAACCCGTTGATGTGGGAACAGACGACAAGGGTGTGTATGAGCAGGTCATTGAAGTTAAATTTTATTACGAAAGGAAGTAATTTTATGGCAAAAGTTGAATCGGGAGTATTCCCGTGCTATGAAAATCAGTTTGCGGTTGGCAAGACAGGAACAGAATCCGCCACGACAAATATTGCTAACTGTGAAGAATTTTCCGTTGCATTTGACAACGGTGTCGAGGAATGGACAGCCTTTGAAAACGAGGGCTGGAAGTCAAGGCTTATGACTGCTAAGTCAATCACAATTTCGGTAAAGGGTAAGCGTACAATCGGTGACGCAGGTAACGACCAGATTGCCGCATTGTCATTTGAAAACGGCAGAAAGGTAGAAGTTCCGTTTATGTGGACCTTCCCCGACGGCTCAACCGCCCTCTTTAAAAATGCAGTTGTATCCGTTACATCAAACGGTGCAGGCGCAAGTACGGGTGTTGCTCCGCTTGAATTTGAAGTTATGTCAAACGGCAAACCCGTATATACAGCAGCCGCTTAAAAAAACGAAAGGAATGAACGATTATGTCAAAGTTAATTGATATTACAGACAAACTTAATTTTGAGGAAAAGCCGAGTGTCAGAGTTAAAAATGTTGACCTTGCAATCAACAATGACGCAGTTTCAATGCTCAAAGTTGCGGCACTTTTTGAGGACGGCAACGGTAAAAGTAAAGATGTTATCGAAATGTATCATCTTCTTTTTGATGAATCCGAGAGAGAAAAGATTGAAAAGTTAAAGCTGAATATGCACGATTTCAACGCCCTTATCAGCGAATCTGCCAAAATTGCAACAGGCGATTTGACTGACGAGGGGGAAGCTCAGACCCCGGCTACGACCTGATTGATGACTTTGATTTAATCGTGTCGAGCTTTCGCTCGGAGTACGGGGTCAGCATTTATTCAAAGGATTTTGCAAAAATGAGTTGGAATGAGTTCTGCTCACTTCTGCAAGGCTTAGGACCCGAAACACCGCTTGCAAGAACGGTTCAAATTCGCCTTGAAACCGACAAAGAGGTCTTGAAAAGCTTTACTTCGTCACAGCATAAAATCCGCAACAAATGGCGGTCAAGAAATGTAAAGCACTATTCAGACGAAGATATGAACACCGTTCTTGCAGAATTTCAAAACTTTTTTGCAAGCTTGTAAAAAACAACCACTCCAAACGGGGTGGCTGTTCTTTTGCAAAATTTTATTAGCGTACATCATAACGGTGTGCGCTGTTTTTATGCCTGTTTTTAAAGAATCTAAAATGAAAGGAAGTGTTGAATATGGCGACAAAGGCGGGTGAAATTGAGCTTGATGTCAGGCTGACAGGTGATGATATTTCAAAAACATTGCATAAGATTTCCGATTCAATTACCAAAAAGTTTGATTCGGCATTTTCAAGTCTTTCAAAAGATTTTGAAAATGTAAGCACTGATATGAAACAGTCCTTTTCAAAGGTTGCGGAGGGTGTTTCTCAGAAAACCGAGAAAGAGTTTTCAAACATCAAAGGCAGCGGTGAGCAGTTAAGCAATTCGGTTTCATCCTCGTTTAAGAAAATCGGTGCGGCTGTGGTTGCCGCCTTTTCCGTTGCCAAAATCAAGGAGTTCGGTCAGCAGTGCATTGAATCGGCTGCGGAAGTCAATGCGGCAAATTCACAGTTTGAGCAGACTTTCGGCACAATGCAGTCGCAGGCAGAATCAGCCATTCAGAGCGTTGCCGATCAAAGCGCTATTCTTGAAACCCGATTACAAGGTGTCGGCACAAGCATTTATGCCTTTGCGAAAACTACGGGTATGGACAGTTCAAGTGCTTTGGGTATGATGCAGGAGGCTTTACAGGTAACAGCCGACAGTGCCGCATATTACGACCGTTCGCTTGAAGACACCGCAGAAAGCCTGAAATCGTTTCTTAAAGGCAACTTTGAAAATGATGCCGCACTCGGTTTGTCCTGTACTGAAACCACACGAAATGCGGCGGCTAATAAGCTGTATGGCAAGTCATTTACGGATTTGTCGGAATCGCAGAAACAGCTCACGCTTTTGCAAATGGTCAAGGACGCTAATCAGCTTTCGGGTGCTATGGGACAGGCAAGCCGTGAAGCAGACGGTTGGGAGAATGTAACGGGCAACCTCAGAGAAAGTTGGAAACAGCTCCTTGCCGTAGTCGGTCAGCCTATTCTTCAGGTGGCAACTCAGGATGTAAAGCGGTTGAGTTCCGCACTTGCGACTTTAACGGAATATGCCAAAGGTGCGGTTGAATCGCTTTCAAAGGTCTTCGGCTGGGATACAGGCAACAACACCGCAAGCAATATCAAATCTGCATCCGATTCTGCCAAAAGCCTTACGAATACGGCAGATGACAGTTCAAAGTCACTTGATAATGTTCAGAAAAGTTCCGAAAAAGCAAAGAGAAGTGTTGCGGGCTTTGATAAGCTGAATGTGCTTTCAAGCTCTGACAGCCCATCTTCAAAGTCAGACACCTCCTCATCAAAAAGCTCTTCAGGCGGTTCATCGGGCGGAGCTGTTGCAAAGAATGTTGTCAAGGACACAAGCAAAAATCTTTCGGGTGCATTCAAAAATCTATACGAAAAAAGCGGATTCAAAGGTTTTGTCGAGAATGTACAGAAAGGCATTAACAAGGTTGACTGGTCAGCTATAGGCAAGAACTGCAAGACCGCTTTTGATAATGCTGTTCCCATAGTTCAAAAGGCATTCGGCACAATGCAAAAGGTCGGTTCTGCAAAACTCGGGGCAATCGGCTCTGCATTCGGAGCGGTTGCGACAATCGGCGGAAAGTCGTTTCAGACCATTTCAGGCGGTGTTGCTAAGTGGATCTCAAAAGACAGGGAAAAGATTATCGGCTTTATCGACGCCATAGGCAACAATCTTACAAACGGATATAACAACCTTTCAACCTTTTTTGATAATTTCGGTACACTTGCGGGCAATGCAATTGACAATGTTCGCCCTCAAATGGAAGAATCAATTTCCAATCTTTTAAGCGGTCTTACAACCTTTGCTGGCTCAGTCGGCGAAGTTGTTTCGGGTGCGTTTTCAACTGCAACCGAAAGCCTTGTTGAATGGACTGAAAATGACGGTGCAACAATCACTGCATTTCTCGAAAATTTACAATTGCAGTTTGCAGATGTGTTTAACTTTATCGGTCAGATTTTCGGAGATATCGGAACAATTATCAGTAATTGGTGGAACGGCAACGGACAGCAGATTTTTCAGAATGTCTGCAATATGTTTACCAATATCGGCACAACCCTGATGAATGTTTACAATCAATGGATTAAGCCTGCGTGGGATTTTATCGTAGCAATCGTAAAATCAGCTTGGGAAAACTGGCTGAAGCCTGTTTTTGAAGGTGCAATAAACTTCTTCGGCAAGGTTGCAGACTGTGTTTCAACCGTGTGGAATAACTTCCTGTCACCGTTTGTAAACTGGCTTGTCAGCTTTTGGGGACCTATATTTCAGAATGTTTTTAATGCCGTAAAAAGAGTGTTTGATAATGTGTTTACATTTATCGGTGAGTTGGTTACCTCTATACAGAAAACATTCGGCGGTCTAATTGACTTCATTACAGGTGTTTTCTCAGGCGATTGGAACAAAGCATGGCAGGGTATCTACGACTTCTTCAAAGGCATTTGGGACGGCATTTGCGCCGTGTTTAAGTTCATTATAAACGCAATCATTGACGGCATAAATGCGTTGTGGACGGGTATTTATAACTTTGTTTCTGGCGTTGTTAATTCAATCGGCGGAATTGCGGGTGTTATCGGCGCGGCATTTGGACAGGATTGGAGCTTTTCAATGCCTGAAAATCCGCCTCTCATTCCGAGATTTGAAGAACCCACGGAATCACCGGCACGAAAATTTGCAAAAGGCGGTATTGTTAAAGCTCCGACACTTGCGGTTGTCGGCGATAACGCAGGTGCTAACAGCGGTAACCCTGAGGTTATTTCCCCTCTTAACAAGTTACAGGGTATGCTCGACAATTCGGGCGGTCAGGATACAGTGATTCTCACACAAATTCTTGACCTGCTTAAACGCATTTATGAAATGTTCATTATCTTTCGCAATAACGGCGGCAACACTTATTCGTTTACTGCCGAGCTTGAGGGTTCAACGCTTTTTGAAGAAATGATAAGACAGGATGAGCTTTACAGACGCAGACACAACGGTAAATCCGCATTTGCATAAAGGTGGGAATGATATGTCAAATTATAACGGCTATTTGCTTAAATTCGGCAACAACATAATGCCGAATAAGTACATTACCGCATTTTCATCAACTCCGAATCAGCGACTTGAAACTTCTGCGGAACGAGATCAGATAGGTACACTTCAAAGGGCAACGCTGCCAAATTACAAAACAAAAATTTCGTTTTCAACTCACATTCTTCATCTTGACGAAAAGATTGATTTTCAGTCGATTATCAACCTCTCAATGGCGAATAAGTTACAGAGGAAGTGCAGGGTAACTTATTGGAACGATGAAACGAACAGCTATTACACCTCTTATTTTTATATTCCTGATATTGAATATACCGTAATGAATGCCGAAAAGAATGATATAACCTATCAGCCGATTACTGTTGAGCTGATTGAGTATTAAGGGGTGATTCTTAAAAATGCTTGTATCTAAAGAAATTGCTGATAAGCTGAAAACAAACACACTTTACAACACCGTTGCCCTGCATTCTCCTGACGGTAGTTTTGAGGATATAACCGGTGAAAGTATCGTGCTTGACAGCTTTTCGCTTGAAAATGAAATCGTTGAAAAAGAATTGAAATTTGGCGGTTGCATAGCCTCTGAAATGAGCGTGAAACTCATTGATTATGATTGCTCGGCTTTGATAGGAAAGACGGTACAGGTCATCATAACGGCAACATATCTTGAACCGGAGCTGTATCCGTCAGATGATTTGTACCCGTCAAATACTCTTATTTGTCCTGCCGAAACAGGAACGGTTGAATGTCCTGTTTTCTACGGTAAAATTCAGTCGGCTCAAAGAGATAAAAAACAGCGTAACATCGTCAAAATCACAGTCTATGACGCTTTTTATGATATGTCAAAGGTGGATATGTCTTTGTGGTTTGGAGGCAAAGAGAACTATGGTTATGCGCACTATCAAAAAGACGATAATTTTAAGAGCTTTTATTCAATAATCGCAGAATTTGCCAAAGATTATGCAATTACAGGGGTTTCACCGCCGAGCTTATCTGTCTTTAGTGTACCGCTGAAATTTGATGATACCTGCGTGGAAAAGGTTATAAAGGACATTACCTTGTCAGATTTAATCCAAGCTTATGCAGAATTAACTTTGAGCTTTGCCGTTATAGATGCCGACGGAAAAATGCGTTTTAAAAGGCTGTATTCTCAATCTTCCGTTGAAACAATCGATTCGTACAAAGATTTATCCTTTGAAGATTACGAACTTGAGCCTATCCGTATGTACAGTGCTAAGTTTGCTGATAAAAAAGTGTTTTTGTATGGCAACAGTAACGATTTTTCGTGGTATGTTTCCGATAACATTTTGATGAGGTGCAGAACAACAGCAAGTGATATCGGCACAAAATATAATTCTGTTAATTTTTTTGGTGATGTATATAAATACCGCCCGACAAAAATTAAGCTGTTTTCGTATTGGTGGCTTGAGGCAGGCGATAAGTACACAATTAAAACTCCGTTTGAAGATTTGCCGACAATCGAAACATTTGTGTTCAATAAGAAAATGGACGGATTTATAACTGCCCTCACATCAAAGGGCGAAAAACGATTAGGAAAGGAAGTAAAAGAAAATGAACAAATACAATAAAATTGTCTTTGTGAACGGCTCTGTTCCTGCTCTTAACGCCGACAACCTCAACCATATGGATGAGGGGATTGAACGGGCAACAGACGGGGTTACAGCTGTTGAAGAGGCTTTCAAAACCGCAACGGCAGATTTAACCACCGTAAAATCGGAAGTCGAAACCGCAAGAGGAAGCTCCTCAAGCCTCAACGCAAGGCTTAACGGGATTGATTCGTCTGTAACCAACAAAGCCGAAAAAAGCACAGTCAGTCAGTTGTCAGCACGAATGCAGTCGGCGGAAACATCTCTTGCAGGCAAGGCGAACGCAATAGACGTAGCCAATGCGCTTAAACAGAAAGAGGACAATGCAAACAAAGTGAGTTCCAAAACGGACATCACAGACAGCAGAGTTAATTATCCAAGCATTGAATATCTTGACGCTTATTATTACAAGGCGAATGAACTTTACTCATCAGAAGAAACGGACGAACTTCTCGGAAACAAGGCAGATGTCAATTCTGTTTATTCAAAAGCCGAAGCCGATAATTCGCTCGGTGAAAAAGCAGACAAGGCAGATGTTGAGGATATCAAAGCATACATAGGTTACACAGATGAAGATATAGTTGGACTTTGTGTCGATTATGAGAACAAGACATTCACTCGGCTTGCAGGAGCAGTCGGACTGTCGCAAGGTTCAGACTTTAATAAATTTACAATGTACGGCGGCAGAAGAAGATGTAATGTTTTGGACGACGGCACTATCACAGCATATTACGGCGACGAAGGCTATACGGAAGACGGCTCGAACGGTCAGGTAATGGTTTTTCAGCCAGCATTTTATTATAAAGTCGTTCCACTCAAATTGGAAAAAAACACTGATTCAGGAATTGGCTATCATCTGAGAAAAGCGAACTACTATGTAAGCTCAAAGCCAAAAACAGGGTTCAAACTGCATCCAGCATTCTATGACGAAAACGGTAACGAGATTGACTACATACTTTTTTCGGCTGATGAAGGCAGTATGTTTGATGTCTCTGCTAAAGCTTATGTCAACGATAATATTGATGAGTCTATCGTTTATGAGGACGGTGATTTGCTTTGTTCAGTTGCAGGTAAAAAGCCTATTAGTGGCTTAAGAAAAGGAATCGGAACTAAAGTAAACCTTGAGCAGATGGCACAAAACCGTGGTTCAGGCTGGCACCTCGAAACAATCGAGGCAGTAAGTGCAAATCAACTTCTGATGATGATTGAACTTGCAATGATGAACTCACAGGAAGGCATCGGACAGGGTGTTGTTAGCATCACTGGTAACACGGCATATAACTGTTCAAGCCTGACTGGTTCGACTGCTGACCTCGGAAATGGCACAGGACAGGCAACATCAACGGTCAACGAAATCGGAGGCACTCAAACAGCTTATACAGAAAGCGGAAAAGTTTCCATTACATACAGGGGTATTGAAAATCCTTGGGGTAATATCTCTAAGCACATTCAGGGCATCAACCTTTGGGGTGACGGCTCTATGTGTGGCGGTCAACCGTATATTGCTGACGATTTTAATTTTTCCGAAAGTAAAAAGACCGATAATTATAAACCTGTTGGATTTACACTTTCAAATGCAAACGGCTATATCAAAGCTATGGGCTATGGTTCAGAGAAATATGATTGGCTGTTTATGCCGTCAGAAATCGGTGGAACAAGTGCTTTTCCTGTTGGCGATTACATCTATGCTGCATCAAATTTGAACGGTTATCGTATCATCCAACTGGGCGGTGGTTGTCGTAGTAATGACTATGCGGGTGCTTTTTATCAAATCGCCAACGGTACTGTTGGTGACCGTAGTCGGGGCGCTGGTGGTCGCCTACTATATGTTCCGACCGCTAAGTCCGGCGACAAGCCGACCAAGTTCTACAGCACATCAGAGGTTGACTCACTTCTTGCCGCTAAATACGATTCGTCAAATATCGAACTCGGCACAGCTACTCTTACCCCGTACTCTACTCAGATCGATAAAATAAAATCTGCAACTTGCCTTTATGAAAAAATTGGCGATATCGTTATTGTAAATGTCACCGTCATTATGAACGCAACATCTTT